AAATCTCATCAATGGAGAAAAATAGTAAACAAAAGAAACACCATTCCAATCAAAAAGAGGTGCAGCTTTGTGTTTGCTAAATCGTATGGTGCGGTGACTTTCGGGGTCGATGGGAGGATCATCGATGTCGAGGTTGATGTTTCTTATGGATTTCCTGCGTTCGACATTGTCGGGCTTCTTGATACGGCGGTGAAGGAGTCACGTGAGCGTGTGCGCACGGCGATCAAGAATACGGGTGTGAAGCTCAAGCCTGCGCGAGTGACGATCAATCTTGCGCCTGCGGACATACGAAAGGACAGCTCGGGGCTGGATTTGCCGATTGCCGTCGGGCTTTTGGCGGCGTATGGGCTGATTCCAGCAGAGCGCATGGAGCGTGCCTTGTTTGCAGCGGAGCTTTCTTTGGAAGGAGAATTGTGGAGTGTGCGCGGTGTGCTGCCGATGACGGTCGGGGCGAAGGAGCATGGCTTCAAGGAAATCTTCGTTGCGCCGGGCAATGGCAGTGAGGCATTGCTCGTCGACGGCATCCGCGTGTATGCACCGAAAAACTTGCGTGAGCTGTACGATTTTCTCTTGGGCAAGGCGGAATTGCTTCCGTTGGAGGTGAATCCCAGTGCACCAAGCGATATGGAAGTGCCTTCGGATGACTTTGCCGATGTGCAGGGGCAGTTCTTCGCCAAGCGTGCGCTTGAGATCGCGGCGGCAGGCGGGCACAATCTTCTGATGGTCGGCGTGCCCGGCTCGGGCAAGACGATGCTCGCGCGGCGTTTGCCGTCGATTCTGCCGCCGATGACGCGGCAGGAGGCGCTTGAGGTGACGAAGATCTACAGCATCGCGGGGCTCTTGAAGGACGGCAGCGGCCTCGTCGAGACGCGTCCCTTTCGCAGTCCGCACCATACGACATCGACGGTGGCGATGATCGGCGGCGGCAGCATCCCGCGTCCAGGCGAGGTCACGCTCTCGCATCACGGCGTGCTGTTTCTCGACGAGCTGCCGGAGTTCGGCAAGTCGACGCTGGAAGTCCTGCGCCAGTCGTTGGAGGACGGCGCTGTGACCGTGGCACGTGTCAATGCGACCTTGACATTTCCCTCTCGTATCATTTTGGTCGTGGCAATGAACGAAGTAACGTTGATAACGATACAATGTAATGGTGAACGAAAGAGTGCTTATTTTGATTGTAATTTAACTTGTATAGATCAAAAATAGGTTCTAAAGAGTAGATTTTCATGAAAAAATAAAAAAGGTTAATTTGCTATATATTTATACTTAACACAATAACTTTTCATTTAGATAATGCTATATAAAATTCAATTAGGAGTGAGTTTATGCGCGCTAGAACAATTAGGCAACATTATGTCCCTGAATTTTATCTAAGAAATTTCTCTAATATGTCAAAGGGAATTTGTGCTCAAGCTATAGATGGCAGAGAGCAAAAAACAGTGTCTATTTCAAGTATAGCTCAAGAAAAAAAGTATTACGATGTAGAATTTCTTTCGCGTAATCTTACAGACATGGGAGAAAATGTTTTTGCCGAGGAAGAGGATTATGTTTTTAAGGATAAAGATATGCTCGTTTTGAGCTTAGAAAAATGGTTTAAACTTAACGAAGATAGAGTGGCACCAATAATTGATAGAATAATAAAATATCCATTTTACAATCCCTTAAAGAATGAAGAAGAAAAAAAAGATTTAGCACTGTTCATTTCTATGCTTTTAGTTAGGGGACCAAACTCAAAAAAAATATTTGAGAAAAAGATAGAAATTAATTCATTGAAAAGGAGTCTTGATAAGTATTTTAAAGATACAATAGGGGATGAGATGGAAAAGAAACTGCTGTGGATGCACACATTTTCTCATTGTGTATCTTCATTTGCAGAGAAGTTATATTTTTGCAAAGACTGGTCTTTAGTATACGTTGCGTCTGATGTTAGCTTTATAACTACAGATAATCCGCTGTTGTTACATCTTCCCAAACCCTTTTCTTGCTGTATTAGTAATATAGGAATAATGACTCCAATGGTGCAAATACTTTTACCATTGGGGCGGAAATGTCTGCTGCAAATAAATGATAGTCAATATGAGTATTATGGGCATAATGTTCCTGATAAATACATTATATCTAAATCCAGAGCGTTAGAACTTAATGAATTACAAAGAAAGCAAGCAATATGTTGGATATTTCCTTGAGATGATCAGCGAGTTTATTATAAAAAGTATTCATTTAGATACAGATGATGTTGTTGGAATGTCCTATGAGTACACTACGCTTAACCATATATGGATTTAACTATCAATGTCTATGATAAGGTCTCTTTTGAGAAGTTAAAGAAATGATCGTTATCCCATGGAAAGGTAATAGATATATTCATACCGTCTTTGATACAATCACATATTGCTCAAAACGCCTGAAACCGCACAGTACAAGTGGTCTCGGGCTTTTTTTCGTTTTGTGAATGGTTGTTTTGTTCGTGCCGAATGTCGAAAAGTCCACCGCATTTTTATCAGAAAGTGAGCCTTATCTGGGGAGCAGACGGGGAATAATTAAAAGGTTGGGGAAATCGTTAAATTGTTCAAGGGAAAATTGAAAGGTAAGGACACCAAACTATCATTATGCGGGATGTAAACTTGCCGAGACGAGTGAGTATAGCTGTCTTTCCTTGACTTTCCTATCTTTCAGAGTGATGAATAGAGATGACACTCTGAAGGAGGGAGATCAATGTTTGAAAAGGAAGTAGACTACAGACTAGCAAAATGGGTGATTCTCAATATGGAAAAGGACGGTGTTCTTACGTCGGATGAGCTGCGTCTCGCGTGGATGAATATCGCTACGCACTATGAGCCACTTTTTTTAGAGGTTGAGAACATGGATGGCATGATTGGAGATGGGGTGATCGTAGATGACCAATAGAATTATAACGAAACTGGTATCTCTACCGAAGCTCGCTACATTCAACGCATCGAAAAAGTTGGCACAGAGGGTGGCAGCGTATGCACGCGTTTCTACTGACCATGAGGAACAGGCGGCAAGCCTCGTGGCGCAGACCGACTATTATAGAAAGAAGATACAACAACATCCGGGATGGGCGTTCGTGGGAATCTACGTAGATAGTGGCGTCTCCGGCTTGAGCACCAACCGTAGGGAGGGGTTCAACCGTATGGTGGAGGACTACCTTGCCGGGCGCATTGACTTGGTGCTTACAAAGTCTATATCGAGATTCGCTCGGAACACAGTGGATACGGTGACTACGATTCGCAAGCTAAAAGAAAAAGGTATCAGCGTTTATTTCGAGAAGAAGAATATCTTTAGCACGGATGCCAAGGGAGATGTCTTACGCTCCGATTTGATACAATGCAACGATGGGGTTCGAGCCGTCAGACCGCTTGATATATGGGTTCTCGCAAGAAGGCTGTCGTTTGGCAGTCGTTTCTTTTTCTCGGAAATCGGTGATGGTGGAGTGGTCGGGTGCATACTCTATTAACGATGTATACCCTCTTAACGATTGCCTTGGAGTATCGTTAAGAGGGTATGGGGCAATCGTTAAGAGAGTGACCTTTCAAAACTTTACTTTTCAAGAGAATAGAGCAAATATAAAAGCGGATAAATCTCAAGTGCTTAATGCTGCTATTTCAAGTCTTCATTGTCACTATGCACGCTATCGTGTATAATGATGATAATGTAGAAGGAGAGGTTGCCCTATGCTCATTTCACTTAATGATTATGCAAAAATACACGGCAGGAGTGGTGATACAGTACGTCGTCTAGCCGAATGTGGTGCGTTGCAGACAGCGAAAAAAATAGGAAGAAACTGGGTTGTTGATGGTGATGAGGAATATCCTGTAAAAAAACGGAAAACGAATAAGCCAATGACCGTAGTTTCTCTGTTTTCCGGTTGTGGCGGCATGGATCTGGGGTTTATTGGCGGATTTGAGTTTCTAGGTCACATTTACGGCAAGACAGGGTTCAAGATTGTCTGGGCGAATGAAATTAGCTCAGGTGCTTGCAAAACGTATAAACAAAATATCGGTTCGCATATAGTGGAAGGCGATATTTGTGAGGCAATCAACCATCTTCCAAACGAAGCCGATGTCGTCATTGGAGGATTTCCTTGTCAGGATATTTCTATCAACGGAAAAATGTTAGGAATCAATGGAAAAAGAAGCAGTTTGTATACATATATTGTTGAGGCTGTTAAAAAAATTCGACCCAAGGTTTTTGTTGCTGAAAATGTGGGGGGACTGCTTCTTAAGAAAAACGCTGGCTCGTTTGAAAAGATTATGTCAGATTTCAATGCACTTGGCTACGATGTCAGTTATCGGCTTTATCATGCAGAGGAATATGGCGTTCCGCAGACGCGAGATAGGATATTCATAGTAGGAATCCAGCAAGGTTTGCCGGAATTTGTGCCGCCTATGCCGATAGATTCCGTACCTATTACCGCGAAATTGGCCATGGAAGATTTGGAAAATATGGAAGAGGATAAGGAATTTTCTCATATTTGGAGTAAGGCTAATGTAAGCGGGGAACAAGGAAATCGAAAAATGGTGGCAGATCGTCCCGGATATACGATCAGAGCAGAATGCCACGGAAACATTCAATTCCACTATTCGTTGCCTCGTCGAATATCTATGCGCGAAGCGGCAAGAATTCAGTCGTTTCCTGATTCATTTGTTTTCCCTTGCGGGTTGAGGGAAACTGAGCGTCAGATAGGAAATGCTGTCCCCCCTGTATTGGGGTGGCATATGGCTAATGCGGTAAAAAATGTATTGCAAAGGTGAGGTTATGACAACAGAAGAATTTGAATCCATGCTCGATAAATGCTGTGATATTCTTACAAATGAAGCCCGTCAAAAGGGCTTCAAATCGTCTAAGCACTTTGAAGATCGTGTCCGAGAAGTGCTCGATGGTTTGACGGTAGAGGACTCGTCGATAAAAATCGACTATGATTCTCCAGCACAGGCATTTCCCGATATCGCAATGGGCGAATACGGCGTGGAGGTAAAATATACGACCAGTGACACATGGAGAAGTATTGCCAATAGTGTATTGGAAACGCAACGCGTGGAGAGTGTCAAATACATCTACGTTGTGTTCGGAAAAATGGGAGGCATTCCAGAAGTTCGCTGGGGAGAATATGAAGCCAGCGTAGTTCATGTTCGCACGTCCCATGTGCCGAGATTTGAAGTTGAGATTGCTTCATCCGCAGAAAACAGCCGAGAATCGCTTTTCAAGCAAATGGGTATCAGGTATGAAGATTTTCGTCAACTGGATATGACCGAGAAAATGAAGTACATCCGAGCCTACGCACGAAAAATTCACCCGGACGGTCGGTTGTGGTGGATCGAGGAACGAGATACTGATGAACACACCTTACCGATTCAAGCTCGTCTGTACACGAATTTGAGTACGGAAGAGAAGACTCGGCTCCGCGCCGAAGCCGCATTGGTTTGCCCTAAGATTGTCAAATCAGGTCGTGACAGGAACAAATATGACGATGTAGTGCTTTATTTGTTGACGTATCATGGTGTCTTATGTCATCAAGCGCGAGACCTTTTTTCAGCGGGGAGTGTTGCTAATCCTGCCAATGATGATAACGGCGGTATCTATATTGAAAGGGCATTGAAGCTTATAGAAGATGACATGAGAAAAGCGGCTATGGAAATGGATGATGCTATCTTTGTTGAATATTGGGGCGAAAGCGTAATCCCAGAGCAGAGAATTGAACGGTGGCTGGAAAAAGCTGATGAATTTGCACGGGGGTGGAAGCCGTCGAAGAGTCTTTTCCTTGATTGATATTAACACGGAATAATAATCGGAGGCTGTTATCTATGTCGAAAATTTGTTCTGTTGGAGACTATATAGCCGATAATTTTTATGATGTCATAGTATCGGCTATAGAGGAATATGCAGAAGATCATATTGATGATTTGGATTTACAGCTTAATAAAATCAGTACCGTTGGCGAAATCGGGATTGCCGATGTTGACTTGAAATTTGTTGATGTGGGTGATTTGCCTGGGACAAGGATTGAGTTCGATATTGCCGTGGAAGCCGAGATATACATCCATGAGGCCGACTATCATTATGATGAATCAGAGAATCGCAGTCAGTGGTTCATGCTGAAATGTCGCGGTGATTTGGATTGCGGTTTAAAGGACTTTGAAATATTGGAAGTTGGTGTATATGACAGGCGAAACAAGCACCAAAAACCTATGTCTAATGCGCTTGTGCCCATCATTTACAAAAAAGACTTAGAAAGGGTTGCTACTGAATTCTTACAGAAATATTATCCCGAAGCCTTGCTGAAACCGATGTATGTTGATCCCCATCTTCTCGCCAAGAGAATGGGGCTGTCTGTAAAAATCAAATCCATAACGAAAGACTTTTCTGTTTTTGGTCAGCTGTTCTTTAGGGATTGTGAAACAGAAATCTATGATGAAGATAACGACAGAATAGTTGTTGAAAAGATTATGGGCAAAACTATATTCGTTGATCCTAAAGCATATTTTTTACGAAATCTTGGGGCAGTGAACAACACGATCGTTCATGAGTGTGTTCATTGGGATAAGCATAAAAAATGTTTTGATTTGGAAAGATTATACAATAAAGAGGCATCTCGCATTCGTTGCCAAGTCGTTGGTGGCATAAAGGATAGCAGTCCTTCGGATACAGACTGGATGGAATGGCAGGCGAACTCGCTTGCGCCAAGGATACAGATGCCGCTCAATCAGTTCAAGAACAAGGCATTTGAGTATATTGGACAGTACCAGAAAGAATTGAATGTAACGGATTTGATTGATGTAATGGAACCTGTCATTGAGAAACTGTCACAGTTTTTTGGTGTTTCGCGCATGGCAGCTAAGATTCGGATGGTTGATGCCGGGTATGAAGATGCTATTGGGACGTTCAACTATGTCGATGGACAATATGTATGCCCACATACATTTAGAAAGGGAGCAATATCCAAAAATCAAACTTTTACTATAAGCGTGGACGATGCCATATATCAATGCCTTGTTAATCCTTCGCTATATAAAAACATGAAGGAAGGAAAATATCTCTTTGTGGAATCCCACCTTTGTCTCAATGATTCAAAGTATATTGGTAAATATGAGGATGGGAGGACACGCCTTACTGATTACGCAAGGTATCACATGGACGAATGCTGTGTAGTGTTTGACCTTATATTAAAATCAGTAAACGATTATGGGGAGCATTATTATACGGAGTGCGTGCTCTTTCGTGATGTTGATTCCGGCCTCATTTTTGAGGCTCAATTCTCACTTGACGCAAATGAGGATGTACAAAAAAAGGCTCAGGAACTATCGGATTATAACAAAGATGTTATGAATATAATCAAGGAAATACACCCAGGAGATTTTGGATATTCCTTGAAGGCGTTGATGAAATGGAGCGAAGTGACCGTTGAGCAATTAGCGGAAAAATCTTTAATTAGTACAAAAACGCTACAACGCATGAGGAATGCGAGTGATTACCAAACGACAATCGGAACTGCGATAGCTTTGTGCGTTGGAATGCAGTTGCCTCCACCTATAAGCAGAAAATTTTTGGATACAGCGGGATTTACTATTCGCTACTCGTCTGAGGAACAGATGATTTACGAGTTTATCATCGATGGGTATTACACCCACAGTATTCATGAATGCAATGCTCTTTTGACAAGCAAGGGGTATAGTGAATTGACAGGAACAGAATAAAAAATATAAAATTAAAATTTAGCTGGACATGACGTGTCCAGCTATTTTTATGCCCTAAACTCAATTGTATACATTACAATCAACTAACTGTAGATAATGGATGCCGCATAGAGTGTAATGTTCTATGCGGCATCCATTGTTTTGGTAGAAATTTGCCCGGACATGGCATGTCCGTGTTCGATGAAAGTTTTTTTGATATAAATAATTTAGTCGCCGCCTCAAGGCTCACCCTTTCCGGAGAGGGTGCCCAGAGCGGAGAGGCGGCAGGATATTAGTTAACGCCAACCTACTGGGGTGGTTGGTCATCAGGAAATGAGGATTCGTTCATGATGGCCAACAAAATACATATGGTGGACTTGTCCTCATTTGAAGGAGGACAAGTCCAATGGCAAATCAGAGTAAAACCGAGGATTTCTACATCATCATGGAGCCGGGATTCGAGTCAGTATGCGGCTTTGACCCTGCCAACGTCGTAATGTACAAGCCGTACTACGCCAAGGGAACGACGGCAAAGGCGTACAAATGCTACAAAACGCAGGGACCTGTCGGCTCTAATCGGGAGTACTGGAATATGGTGCGTCGGGAGGCGCAGCAGAAGGCTCGCGAGAGTCGCTGCATGGTCAGAAGTCCGAAAACGGGGCGGCTCATTCGCTGCGAAAACAACTGCGCCCAATGCTCGGCGTCCCTGAACGGCGACATCATCAAAGAGAAGAATCGCCCGGCCTCAACGGAATATATTGCGGAAAAGAACCTTGAAGCGCAGCATGGCGACTTTGGTAATTCTTACGCCAGACGATCTATCGACAGTCCGTTAGTGGACTATATGGAGGACGACATTCTAGACCGTGTTGTGCTGGATGCCTTGATTGAAAAAGCGGCTACGCTTAGTCCTAAGCACGGAGAGATTTTCAAGTCGCTTTTTGACGGCGAGACACAACAGGCGATTGCCGATGAACTGGGCATGAAGCAGCGGACAGTTTCAGATAAGGTCAAGGCAATTCGGGAGTTGCTTGCGCCCGACATAAGGTAAGCAGAATAAAAAGGAGCATCCTATCGCTGTGACAGGATGCTCCTTTTCAATCTTTCTGATAGAATTCGCACTCAAAACCATCGGCACGGAGCAATAGACCCTTCGCCCAAGGCGGAGTTCGCGCCATCTGCTCACAAACAGCAGAGAGGGAGGCACTCGCTTCACATTCGATGATGATTTCATCGTGAACGTGCGCGACAATATCCATGTGCTTCAACGTCTGCATGGCATAGCAGAGAATGTCACGACTGATGGCCTGTGTGATGTTTTCCACGAGCTTCGGTCCGTACGATTCTATCCGTACCCACTTCTTTGCCGTGTTCAATCCCATATAGGTAATGGATTCGCCGCCGAACTTGTTCTCACCGATGCGCGGCTTTGCATAGGCAAGCCGTCTGCCGCTCGGAAGTTCGATGAAAATCATGCCGCTTTGGCAGATGAACTGGATGCCGTGCGTGACCGTCTTGCTGCGCTCCTTGATGCAGTCCTTAGCGGCTCGGTCGACTGCCCACCAGAAATCCACGATATGCGGATTTGCCGCACGCCAGGCATCCACGAGCGGTTTCAGCTCATCTTCCTTCATTCCGGACTCCAATGCGCCGAATGCCTTCAGCGCACCAACGGATCCGCCGTAGCCACACGCCAGTTCTGCCTGCTTCCCCTTCTGCCTGAGATGCCCATTCTCGCCATGCTTCACCACGTTACAATGAAACATCCTGCCCGCCGTGGCACAGTAGATGTCGCCATCATTTGCAAAAACATCCATGCGCCATTGCTCCTTCGCAAGCCACGACAGCACCCGTGCTTCGATGGCAGAGAAATCTGCAACGATGAACTTCCTGCCCTCCTTGGGGATAAAGGCTGTGCGAATCAACTGGGACAAAACGTCAGGAACAGAGTCGTAGAGGATGTTGAGGGATTCGAAATCGCTCTGCCGCACAAGGGCGCGGGCATACTCGATGTCAGCGAGATGGTTCTGTGGAAGATTTTGTAATTGAATATTCTTGCTGGAAAATCGCCCGGTGCGGTTCGCGCCGTAGAATCTGAACGTCCCTCTGGCACGATGGTCTGCAGAGGTAACATTCTTCATGGCGATGTATTTTCTCACGGATGACTTGGCAAGCTGCTGCCGCAAGGACAGCGCCTCGCTAAGTTCCGGCGGCGCATTCTTCAACAGCTCCAGCACAGCCTTCTTGTCGAGAGAATCCGTCTCCATACCATGCTGAGAGAGCCATCCCTTCATTTGCTGTACGGAGTTGGGATTGTCCAGTCCTGTGAGTCGTTTCATTCTGTCGGTCAGTTCCTCGCGAGATCGGGCATCGACAGCGATGGCGTTATCCACCAATTCCATATCAATGCGAATACCGTGATCGTTGATTTCTTGGTCGAGATGATATTCATCCCAAAGGAAATCTGGAACGGGGAACTTGGCGAGCCGCTGTTGGATTGCCATCTCGACCTCAACATCACGCTTGTTGTACGCCTTGAACAGCGCCCACTTGTCCGGGGCATGGCAGGGAAGATTGCGCGTCCTGCCGCTGTTCGCTTTGGTGGCTGCGCAGGGCGAACAGAAGAAGCGGATGAGCGCCTTACCCTCTGTCATTTTCTGCTCTTCCAACCCCAACACACTGCCTACAGCGGCAAGGGACAGGGGAAGCCCCATGTACGCTGCCCAAACCATCGTGCATCGCCAGCTTTCAGGGCTAAGGAAGGCAGCACGGAGAAATCCCAAGTCTGATAAGTAGCGTGACAGGCAGACACGCTCAAAGTTGGCATTGAACGCCCATTTAATGACATTGTCGTCAAGCAGAGCGTCCAAAATCTCCTGCGGAATCTGCTCCCCGTTGGCGAGGTCGACGACCTGTACTTCGCCGGCGTCTGCTGCATAGGAAAAGAGTAGTATCTCGAAGCTGGGCGATTCTGCATATTTGTATGCGCCGCATTTGGAAATGTCCACATCGGAAAATGTCTCTACGTCAATGGAGAGTGTATTCATTGTGAGTCCTTTCTTGCCAAAAGGCAGCGAGGATTTTTCCCCGCTGCCTTGGTAGAAGCATAGTCTAATCAGCTGAGGAATTCCTCGTCTTCGTCTGCGAAGTCATCCTCGGCGCGGGTCTTGCCCCCGAGTGGCTCACCGTCAGAAATCTTCTGCAGGTTGTTCAGCCCGCAAGCGATGCCCTTGTTGCCGTTGCTGTTGAAGGCGTAGAAGTTGATGCTGGCACGACCGTAAACGCCGGAATATACCTCGGAGCGTTCGAGAATCGGCTGGCGAGCTGCGTCCACGATACCGGGAGCTGTGGCAGAGTTCGCATTGATAAAGTAGCTGTCCTTGTAAGCCTCGTCATCGGGACGTTCCGCATCGCCATCGCGCAGCGGATTCTTGATTGCCGAGAGCGCAGGCACAGACTTGCTGTTGCCTTTGAGCTTGCTCTGTCCCTCATCGTATGCCGCTTGAATAGCATTCGTGACCGCCGTCACGGTCTTGGCGTCGCTCTTCGGGATGATGAGCGACACGCTGTACTTGGGAGCGCCGCCGTTGATGCTCTTCGGCTCCCAGACGTTGGCGTAGCTCCAGCGTGTCTTTACACCCGTGATAACCTTGGTTGGATTGTGAAATTTTGCCATGGTGGTATTCCTCCTCAAATTTCCCTAAAATCATCTGCTGCAGTGTTCATTGCCGGACGCTTGTCGCTGTCGGGAACAAGCACCGGTTTTCCGGCTGGTTTATAGACCAGCTCGCCTAAGAGTTCCTCAAACTCCTTCTTGCCGAGTACCTGGCTCATGGCGGTGATGCCTAGGAGCTTTTGCTCATACGGCTCAAAGCCTGCCGCCTTGACTGCCTTGGCTACGGCATCCTCATCGGTGTACTTTCTGTTAGAGCGGCCTTCGACTACCTTGAAGCCATCAAACCGGGTGCCGGAGAGAGCTTTTTGCAGGGCATAATCCTTGACGTCGCCCGCCCAGGAAACCAGATCGTCAATCCTCGGCAAAATGGCAGCAACTTCGCTGTCCTCCAAGGTGGCAGGAACCTCGAAATCGTACTTGGCGAGTTCCAGGTTGTATTCGGCACGTTTCCGGCAGTTCGCCTTGGCCTTGCAGAACTGGCAGTGGTCTCCCGCTTTGAACTCGCCGTTTCCCTCCTGTGCCAGTTTGGCAGCAGGGGCGAGGATGTTACCCGCCCAAGTGAGCAATTCATCTTTTCCCATCTCGTACAGGCTGATGTTTGCCCGGCGAGGCTGATAGATGACGAGGGTGACGCGCTCGATGTCATAGATGCCATCAAACAAGTCCAGTGCACCAAGGGCGTAGCAGGAAAGCTGGCTGTTCTTCTCTGCTGACACCAAAATACCGAGGCCGTGCTTGTAGTCAATGACATACAGCATGCCGTCGACGACAATCACGCAGTCGCCCGTGCCGAAACTTCCCTCTACGCCCACATAGCGGGAGTAATCCAGTCTTTGCTCCACGAGGATGAGCGGATCGTTGCAAGACTTCTTGGCCTGTGCTACGCACTCCAAGACGAAATCCCGGTAGCCGTCGGAGCATTCCTCCATCTCCTCGTCGTAGAAGGAGAGGTGCTTGACGGGATTTCGAACTCTCTTGCCCAGAGCCTTTTCCAGCTTGTAGGCGCAAAGTTCGTGGCAGTCGGTTCCGGCTTGAGCGTATTCGCTGGGCTTGTCGGCGTATTCCTCAGAGAGCTTTGCCGATGGCGGGCAGGCAATCCAGCGTTGGCTTGCCGATGCTGAGAGCAGGGAATGCTTACCCATTGGCCTTCACTCCTCCGAGGGCATCGGCTTCTGCAAGAAGCGCCGCATAGTGGGACGGGGCAACTGCCGACAGGCGGTCGGCTCCGTATTTCGTGATGAGCGCCTTGACCTCTGCACTGAATCCCGCCTGCGCCGCAAGGATCAGTTTGTGCCGAACATCCTCAAGGGACGGCGGCGTCGGCTCTTCCGATGAGAGATTTTTTGCCAGTTCATCAGCGATGTCCATGATGGATTTCGCCGAGAGCCGCAGAGCTTCAATCTTCGCTGCAAGGTTTTCCATCCTCGCTCACTCCTTCCATCAGCCTGTCCGCAAGTCGTCTGGCAATGATGCTGATGGCGATCAGCACTTCTGCCAGTTCCTTGTCTTTCTGAGTTTCCATGTGGATGTACCTCTCTTTCCGAGGGGCGTTCCTGCCCCTTCACTATTGAAAGGACAGAAACCTGAGTTTTCAGCGGATAAAATTTAAATATTTTTTGCCGTTTCTGCCTCTCGCTATTGAGAGGACAGCAACGGCTATTTTTAGCGAAAAAAAATAGAGCCACTTTTGGCTCTGGCATTTATAAGGAAAGGAAAAATTTTGCGGATTTATCCGCTAAGAATTCGATCTTCTGTCCTTTCAATAGTGAAGGGCGATGAGGCCCAGTGTTTTCTGAAGGAGGAAAGCCTTTATGTTCTATGTCAAGGAAAAGCTCAACGACGCGATGGAGGTCACGGTGGAGATCAACGACGAGAATGTATTCTGCCGCTGCCCGCGCTGCGGAGTGGAAGTGCCGATCGACCTCAATGAATTCTTCGGCGATGCGGAGTTCGACCTCTTCGGCACGGCGATCTGCTGCACGGAATGCAGCCGGAAGATGCGGTGCGGCAAATGATAGACTTCAGAAACCACGAAGACTACGCCGACCCGACGGTGTATGCCGCTCTCACCAAGGTAATCCGACAAAATCGGTTTGCCTACATCTGCTCGCCGTATCGGGACAACCCGCGTGTCAATGTCATGCGGGCAAGGCAATACTGCAAGTTCGCCGTGAGCAAGGGGCACATTCCCCTTGCTCCGCATCTGTACTTTCCGCAGTTCATGTCGGAGGAAAGGGAGCGCGAGAAGGCGATGTCCATGAACTTCGAGCTTCTGAAGCTGTGCGGTGAACTCTGGGTGTTCGGCGACAAGATCACCGAGGGTATGGCAGAGGAGATTGCTCATGCCGAGAGACTGCGGAAGAACATCCGTTATTTCACAACAAAATGCGAGGAGGTGCTGTGAATGGATTTTTACGAGACTCTTTACGGAAAATGCCATGATTGCACTTTTTCCGTTATCACACTTCCCGACAAAGGGGTGCGGCACTTTGAGACCATAGCTTCCATGCGGGAGGAAATCGGCAGGGTGGGAGATACCCGCAATACCTACATTCACCCCTGGCCGAGACGCAAAGGCATCAAAGATGGCGTGCGCGGTGATTCGGCAGACACCATGTACGCCACTTGCCTTTTCGCCGACATTGACATCAAGAGCGAGGCGCATAGAGAACAGATGCTTCCGGCATCCCGGGTGGAAGTTCTTTCCTTTTTAGATGCGTTCCCTCTGAAAGCGACCTTCACGGTTTTCACGGGACACGGCATTCATGCCTACTGGCTTTTTGACGAGCCGATCCATTTGACCGATGCCAATCGGGATAAGATGGAGAAACTTCTCGCGGGATTTGGACGCTGCCTTATGAAAAAAGCGAAAGATGAACGGGGATGGCGCATCGATCCGGTATTTGACCCGGCGAGAATGTTACGGGCGGTGGGCAGCATGAATCTGAAAATAGGGGAGAAGATTCCCTGCGAGGTGATTGCGGAAAACGAAGCGTTCTACAAGACGGAAGATTTTCACGCCTACGTATTGGATGCGCCCAAGCCGCGAACAGAAGAATTCCATGTGGACGAGCGTGTCATGGGGAGCGCCGAGAGAATCATGGAAGGTTGTGCGGCATTAAAGCAGATGACCGAACAGCCGGATAACGTCAGCGAACCTCTGTGGCACGCCCTTTGCACCAATGTGGCTCTCGCCAAAGACGGTGAAGAGAAGTTTCAAGAGTGGAGTTCCCTGTACAGCCATTATTCCCCTGTCGAAACGCGAAACAAGCTCCGCTCCGCACGGAAAGCCAACAAACCCTGCACCTGCCGTTACATCAAGGATTGCGGTTTGTTTCCCTGCCCCGATGGCGGCTGCGGCGTAAAGGCTCCCATCGTTCTTGCCCTTTACACGAAGTTCGAGCAGTTGGAGATTATTTTAGGCAAGGACACCTTGTCGGCAGAAGAACTCCTCGACCCCTATGTGGTGGGACTGCTCCCTTACGCCAAGGAAAACTGCCCCGCTGAATATTCACGGCTGAAACTTGCGGCGAAAAAAGCGGGCATCGGCATGCGGGATTTTGACCGCATAGCCAAAAAGGAGGAGGAAAAGCGGGACGTTGGAATTCCTTTTGATGCCGAGCCGGAGGAAATCAAGCTAAAGGGCATAGATTTGCATGGAGCCATGACTCCCAAAGGCTATCGCATCACCATGGAGTATGGGGTGGAGTCCTTCTACTTCGACGAAGGTGCGCTCGTTTCCTCAAACCTTTGCCCGGAGCCGCTCGTCATAGAACGCCGAATGGAAAATATCGACAACGGCACGGAGCGATTCGAACTTGCCTACCACCGCAGCCATAAATGGAAACGGCTGATGGTGTCAAGAGCGATTGCGTTAAACAAATCATCCGTAGTGAGATTGGCCGATCACGGCGTACCCGTTTCTACTGACAATGCCGACGGTGTGGTACATTACCTTTCCCGCTACGAGGCAGAAAACGACAAAAAGATCCCTTTTGTACGAAGTATCGGTCGTATCGGCTGGCTCGGGGAAAAAGAATTCTACCCCTACATCCTTGAAAGTCCCGTGGAATACGAGGACAAAGACGATGCGGCGATGATTGCGGCACTGAAGGAGCAAGGCAGTTTTGAGACATGGCTCAAATTTGCGAGAGCGTTGCGGGAGCAAACATACGCCAGAGCCATTTTGGCGGCCTCCTTTGCCTCCGTCCTGCTTGAGAAACTCAAACGACGTGTGGCGATTATCCATATTTGGCACTCATCCCGCAGTGGCAAAACGGCGGCTCTTAAATTCGCACTATCCGTTTGGGGAGACCCCATGAAACTCATGGGAAATTTCAACAGCACCGCTGTCGGCTTGGAGCGGAGAGCAGGGACTCTTCGCCACTTGCCTTTGGGCTTGGACGAATTGCAGGTCTTGAACGAGCGAAGGCTGTCGCCTTCGATGGTGGTTTATTCCTTGGGCAACGGCTACGGCAAAACTCGTGGAGCGAAAGCCGGAGGATTGCAGGAAGTCCCGGTGTGGCGAAATGCCATCATCAGCACGGGCGAACAGCCGCTTACCAATGAGGCCACCATGGACGGCGTACACAGCCGTGTCTTGGAACTGTACGGTCAGCCCATCTCCGATGCGGATTTTGGGCGCAAGGTACACCAAGCAAGCGAAAACCATTATGGTTTCGCAGGGAAAGTGTATCTCGAACACATCGTAGACACGGATTTGAGCGATGAGTTTGAGCAAATCCGGGAGAGCATTGACGACGGCGAACAAGGAGTGCATCTGGACACGGTAGCTTTATTGGCATTGGCGGATTATCACGCAGGAATATCGGTATGCGGCGAAACCAAGCGAAAGGCGTGGAAGGATGCCATTTCCTTTGGCAAGCGCATACTGACCAACGCCAAGGAGAACGAGCCGGAGGATGTTGTTGACCGGGCTTACGATTTCGTCACCGACTGGATTGCCGCCAACAGAAAACGCTTCGCCCAAGACGCCATACCTTGCTTGGGTAAAATCGAACCCGGCAAGGTGCTGGTCATCGCCACAGAACTGAGACGAGCATTGGAGGACAACGGCTTTTCTTATACCAAGTGCCGTAAAGGATTCCGAGACCGGGGCTATGTCGATACCTTTGAGGACAGTCAAGGCAAAAGCCGCAGTCAATATCTGCGGAATATCCAAGGCGTAAATGTCCGAGTGTTTTGTTTTCCCATCCAAGTGGAGAATATTTACCCTCCCGATGAGGATTTTTTGACATGACGGTGGTTAAAAATCGAGGACAAAAACATCCAAGAACCCAATGATTTCAAGGGTTCTCTGTCAGATAACCACTTTATCACCTTTTCTGCACACACATTAACTTATATATAGAAAAAGATAATGAAGTATTGATTACATCGTTTCTATATGAGGGTATGTATTAAGTGGTTACTGTGGTTAAGTGGTTATCTATATAGACATATCAAGGCTTGAAAGGATAACCACTCACATAACCACCAATTTTCAAATGGTTAGGAGGAAGAGGATGTACACCGAGCGATGCAGAGAAAAACTGAAAGCTATGGGCGCACCGCTCGTTGGCTGGTATTGCGAAGAGGTCATTGATTGGGGCGAGGCAACCTTCACCTGTGAACTTTGCGGTTATAAAAACGTGCGATTTGTCCATGTGATGGTGCATAAGGATTTTTCGGAAAAACTCCGTGTCGGATGTATCTGCGCCGGAAATTTGGAGGGAGATATTTTCGCCGCCAAAGTTCGTGACAAGGAGGCCAGAGCTAAAAGCCGACGCAAGAAAAACTTCTTGAAAAAAGAATGGCGTGAGGAAAGCGGCATGCTGACACTTCGCTTCAAAAAACAGAAATTGACCATCGAACAAGACAGTTTCCTTGGCAGACCTTACTTCAAGATTGACATCGACGGAGATTGTTACCAATGGAAAAACAATCGCCGTATCGAAACCTTGACAGCTGCCAAGGAATACATCTTTGAGTTGTTATGAGAGAAAAAATCATCGAAAAGGGACTTGTAGCAAGAGTCAAAGCGATGGGCGGCATCGCCCCAAAATTCACATCGCCCGGATTCGATGGAATGCCCGACCGACTGGTGCTTCTTCCTGGCGGCAGGATGGGTTTTGTGGAGCTGAAAGCGCCGGGGAAGAAGCCGAGAGCCTTGCAGATGGTGCGGCACAGGCTGCTTCGGCGGCTGGGATTCAAGGTGTATGTGATTGACGGTACAGAGCAAATTGACAGCGTATTGGAGGAAATCGACCATGAATGAACTTACGGTTTTAGAACATAACAACATCCGTGTCATGACCACGGAGCAGCTTGCCGAGGCGTATGGATGCAAGGCAATTCATATCCAGCAGAATTTTAAGAACAACAGGGAGCGATTCGTTGAGGGGAAGCATTACTTCAAACTTGAAGGTGCTGATCTCAAGGCCTTCAAGGACTCACTAGAAAATATCGAGTCAGTTGTCGGGAGTCGCGCACCATCTCTGATCCTTTGGACGAAGAGAGGTGCGGCTCGCCACAGCAAGATGCTGGGAACGGAACGGGCGTGGGATGTTTTCGACGAATTGGAAGAAAGCTACTTCAACCCCATGAAGAACATGACGCCGGAGGAATTCCTCCTCTGCAGCGCACAGCGGATGGTGGAGCAGGCAAGGGCGATCAAGGCGGCAAATGCCCGGATCGACAAGGTGGATGAGCGGCTTCTTGAGGTGGAATCCAAGCAGATGACCATCGACCAGCGTCACTACACCATTATCGGCTACGCCAATCTCATGGGAATCCGTGGAGTGAGTCGGGATGTTGCCGCCGGGCTTGGGCGCAAGGCAGCCGCGATGTCCAGAAAGCAGGGCTACCACATTGGCAAGGAATACGATGCCAAATACGGCATGGTGAACACCTATCATGTGGATGTGCTGCAGGAAGTGTTTCGGTAATGAATTCCGTTGAGATTGGAGGTGATGCCCCGTGAAGTTCATACCGCATGATTACCAGCAGTACGCCATCGACTTTATCGAAAGCCACCCGACTGCCGCCGTACTTCTCGATATGGGACTTGGAAAAACGGCGATTACGCTGACGGCGCTCAACAACCTACTCTTTGATTATTTCGAGATCGGGCGTGTTCTCGTCATCGCGCCTCTCCGTGTGGCGAGAAATACATGGCCGCAGGAAATCGACAAGTGGGAGCATTTGACTTATATTCGCTATTCCGTTGCAGTCGGTACAGAGAAAGAGCGGCTGGTCGCTTTACGCAAGCCAGCATCGCTTTATATCATCAACCGCGAGAACGTGCCGTGGCTCGTGGAGAAAACCGACTTCACCTATGACGCCATCGTGATTGACGAGTTATCGTCTTTCAAGAATTGGAGCAGCAAGCGATTCAAGGCGCTCATGAAGGTTCGCCTTTTCGCCAGCCGTGTCATCGGTCTGACGGGTACGCCGTCTGGCAACGGCTTGATGGACTTGTTCGCGGAATTCAAGGTGCTGGATATGGGAAAGCGTCTGGGGAGATTCATCACGAAGTATCGGCAGGATTACTTCAAGCCGGATAAGCGCAACGGGCAGGTGGTGTTTTCCTACGCTCCTCTGCCCGGAGCCGAGGAGCGGATTTACGAGAAAATCTCCGACATCACCATCTCGATGAAAGCCACCGATCATCTGAGGATGCCGGAGCTGATTGAGAGCGAATACAAGGTGAAGATGAGTGATACCGAGAGAAAGATATACACCGAAATGTGCGAGCAGTTGGTCTTGCAGATGAAGGGCGATGAGGTGACGGCGGCAAATGCCGGAGTCCTGTCGGGCAAGCTCTCCCAGATGGCGAACGGCGCGGTCTACACGGACGATGGAGCCGTTCTGCACATCCACGATCGCAAGCTCGACGCCTTGGAGGACATCGTCGAGAGCATGAACGGCAAGCCGCTTCTCGTGGCGTATTGGTTCAAACATGATGCGGAGCGCATCGAAAAGCGTGTGCCGTGCGTCCAACTGGATACGGACGAGGCGATCGCCTGCTGGAATCGAGGAGAAATCCCCGTTGCCCTTATCCATCCCGCCAGTGCGGGGCATGGGCTGAATCTTCAAAGCGGCGGTTCGACCCTCGTGTGGTTCGGCATCACATGGAGTCTGGAGCTTTACCAGCAGACCGTGGCAAGGCTCTATCGGCAGGGGCAGACGGCGAAAACGGTGGTGGTGCAGCACATCATTGCCGAGGGCACGATTGACGAGAGAATCCTTCGTGCCTTGAAGAAGAAGGACAAGACACAGGCGGCGCTGATTGCTGCCGTCAAAGCGGAGGTGGGATAAGTGCATCGGAAAAATTACGAGAATCTGGCAAATGCTATCATCGAGCAGGCGGTGACGGACTATCGGAGAGCCGCGAAGTTTCTCAAAAAACATCCTCGCACCGATTCGTTGGAAGCTGTTGTTGCCACTCAGCTTGCCGATAAGGAAAAGCGCCGTGAGGAATGGAAGAACCTCAAGATCCCCAAGGAACGGGAGGAAAAAAGCAAGGAAGAACGATTGTTAGACTCCATCCAGGAGAGCGAACGGATGGCAGCTGAAACGGAGCGGTTCTTCCACTCCAAGTGGTTTGCACAACTTACCTCGCTTGACGGACAGTTGCTTTTCGAGCATATCAAGAAAGAATTGGAGGATGAGTGATATGGCAGCAAAAGAATTTTTGAGCCAAGCCTTGAAGCTGGATCAGCTGATTAACTCCAAGCTGGAGGAACTTAACCAATGCCGAAGACTCGCCGAGAGTATCAACGGCAGTCGATTGGACGAACGGGTCTGCCACAGCGCATCGGAGGAAGCGTCCTACGTCAAATGGGTGGAACGCATCGTGGAGAAAGAAAAAGAATTAGATTCCGAGATTGACCGTTTGGTGAATATAAAAATGAAAATCAGTGACTTCATCGGCAAAATCAATAATCCTCAATGGCAATGCCTCTTACGGAACCGCTATGTGTTGGGCAAGACATGGGCGGAGATTGCCGAGGAAATGGGCTGCAGCGTCCGAAATGTTCTTCGGCTTCACAAAAAAATCTTGGAAAATCTCGAAAACTGACACTTGATGTCACACAAATGCTACTGAATGTCACTGTTGGTCACGTTGCGTGTCACCCCATTGATGTGATAAAGTTCAGAGTAGAAGAGTATGAGCGAACTCGACCTCCAACGGGAGCAATCCCAGCGGAGGTTTTTTCATGCCCAAAGAGAGGTGCGAGATGCCGAGGAAACCGAAACGCCCGTGCCGCATGACAGGCTGTCCCAATCTCACGGACAGGAAGAGCGGCTACTGCGAGAAGCATGAGAAGCCGATGCAGCGGCACTACGAGCGCTTCACTCGCGGCTACCGACAGCATGATCGATACGGCAGTGTGTGGCGAAAGATTCGCGACCGACACTTAGCACGAGAACCGCTGTGCGATATGTGCAGAGAGCGCGGACACTTTGTGGCGGCGACGCTTGTGCATCACATCAAGCCGCTCGGCAGTGGCGGCACGCATGATGAGAGCAATCTCATGTCGCTGTGTGTGTCGTGCCACGAAAAGATTCATCAAAGAAGCCGAGGAGACGTCTAGCCCCCAGGGGAGGTAAAATCTCTAAAACCGCGCCATTGCTGGACCGGCGATGGGCTTGACAGAAAAATTCGCATAACTTTTCGGGCAGTTAGAGAGACAGGCTTTGTCGCGTGATTTTGGGCGGGAAGCTAGGCATAGCGGGGGCTGACAGCCACTGGAAATGCTCAATGAAACAGCCCAAAACGCTAAAACTTATGCTCAAAAAGTTTTGAAAAGTTTTAAGGAGGCGAAAGTATGGGGCTTAGAGGTCCGCGACCCGGTACGGGAGGAAGACCGAGAAAATCCTTGGCAGAAAAAGTGACTGAGGGCAATCCCGGCAAGCGCAAGCTGAAGGTGTTGGATTTTGAGAAAATCGCCACGGAGCCGGAGGGTGTGGAAATGCCGCCTCCCAAGGAATTCCTGTCGGCTGCTCAGCGTGACGGCTCAACACTCTCGGCGAGTGAACTTTACAAAGAAGCGTGGAAATGGCTGGAGCGGCGTGGATGCGCGGAATTGGTATCTCCTGCTCTATTGGAGCGATATGCCGTGAGCGCGGCTCGTTGGATTCACTGCGAGGAAGCTGTCAGCAAATATGGCCATCTGGGCAAGCATCCAATCAGCTCGCAGCCCATACAATCGCCTTATGTCGCCATGAGCCAAAACTACATGAAGCAGACCAATCGACTATGGAGCGAGATATTCGCCATCGTCCGGGATAACTGTTCAACGGAATATAAAGGCGTTTCGCCGCAAGACGACTTGATGGAGCGGCTTCTTCGTTCAAGGAGAGGATGAGATGAGCGGCAAAATCAAGAAATTCTATTTGCCAGGTCAGCAGTTCGGCTGGCTGACTGTATTGGGCGAAGGAAATAAATCGTCCTCCGGGGGACGGCGAATTCGCGTCGAATGTCGATGTGGCAGAATATACGACACATCCCCGGAGACGTTTAAGCGCAAGGACTGTAATTGTCATTGGTGTGCTAACAAAATCAAGGCGCAGTTACGCACATTGGATTTAGTCGGGAAAACCTATGGAAACTATGAGGTTCTCGAAAAGAGCGGACAGGATGACAAGGGACATTTTCGATATCGGTGCAGATGCAAGCGGTGCGGCAGCATTTCCCTACGCACGCAATATGAGATAACACATTATTCAAATTCCGGCAAATGCAGTCGATGCAAGCCGGAATTTAATTTTATCGTCAAAGGCAGTACAGCTGTTGGAACATTGCCGAGCGGTGATAAATTTCTCATCGACG